TTCTTATCAGAAGTACAATCAAGGGGTGGAATTAATAACGACGGAACCCTAGCATCGGCAAGGGCAAGCGCAGTGAATTTGGCCAAGCCGATGACAGAAAAAATAACTCAAGAACAATTTAATTTTATTTCCGATGTTGATATCGAATCCCAGGCAGCTAAGTCAGCATATACTAGATTAATGGAGAATAGCCAGGGAAAATTACGTCCAATTGCAAGAATTGAATCAATGCAAGACAGACAAATTGGTTTAGGTGTTGAATCAAGTAGTAATTCTGGTATCCAAAAATTATCTAATATGTTTTCTGTTGCATTGCACAGTGGCCTTGATAGTTCATTTCAGAGAATCAGGATGACAATTAAGGGTGATCCATTTTGGTTATTTCCGCAGCCCATTGAGCACACAAATACCAAAATATTCAATTCATTAAAGAGTAAAGAAGACGCCATTGATTGGATTAAACTTGCACACTTTAGGGCAGTCGATTCGGTAAATTATTATGGAACAGATAACTTCTTAATTATTAGATTTAGAACACCAAGAATTTATAATATAGACGAAAATCCCGATTCAAATAACCCAAACACTGATATTGAAACATTCAGTGGCATTTATAAGGTAGTTGAAGTAACAAGTAAGTTCGGAGTAGGTAAGTTTGAACAAGAATTAGTTTGTATCCTTGATCCTGAAATTAGATTACTAAATGTCATGGATCAAATCAATACCGAGGTTGCGAAAAAGGATGTACCAACATCACCTAAGGATTTAATGACTACAAATCCGTTCCCTGAATTATCAATAAAGACACCCAAAATTATGGGTAGTGTTTCGGATCAAATCAACGGAATACAGGATCAGGTTAGGGATGCTACAGGACAAATAAAAACTCTCGGAAGTCAAACTGTGGGTGATGCGGCTGCGAGATTGAAATCTAATGTACCTACTCCGATTGCGAATTTAATTCCAGGTCTACCACCGAGATACACATAATGTCATATTTAGATACAAATGCAAGAACATCGAAACCCACATCCAATGATACATTTAATCCAATGGGTAGATTTCCTGCCCACTTTGGCGTCTTTATCGGATTTGTAAAAGATGCTGCTGATGTTCAGAAGAACGGTAGATTGCGTGTTTGGATTCCGGAATTTGGATCAGCGCCTCATGAAGAACAAGGATGGGTAACAGTTAACTATTGTTCTCCATTTGCCGGTGCAACCAACGTAGAAACAATCAGCAAAACTGATCTGGAAAACTTCGATAAGACACAAACCTCATACGGTATGTGGATGATACCGCCGGATATTAACAACCAGGTGCTTGTTATGTTCGCTGCTGGCGATCCTGCTAGGGGATTTTGGATTGGATCTGTATTCAATCAATTTATGAACAACATGGTCCCGGGTATGGCGTCTAACATTAACAGTTGGCAATATCCCGGAAAACAGGTACCGGTTGCAGAATATAACAAATGGGACAAAAAGGTTGTTCAACCCGATCGTGCATTTAAGCCATACGAGAAAACAAAGTTTAAGGGTGTAGGAAATCAAGGACTTATTACAGACCAATCCCGCGGCATTACGACATCGAGCGCAAGACGCGAATCACCAAGTAATGTTTTCGGCATACTAACTCCTGGTCCAGTTGTCGATACTACTGCACCACCGGGTGATATTAGGCGTAAGGGTGGTTCATCCTTTATTATGGATGATGGCACAGGTACCGAGTATGTGCAGCTTACAACAAAATCAGGTGCCCAGATTAGATTGGATGAAACGAACGGGTTTGTTTATCTTATCAACCGAGACGGTACCGCCTGGGTGCAGATGGATCAAAAGGGGAATGTAAGTATCTTTGGAGCATCTACTATTTCCATGAGGGCACAACAAGATATTAATCTGCGAGCAGACAGAAATATCAATATCGAAGCAGGTCAGAATATTTTCATGAAGGCTGCTAAAGATACAAAAACATCAACAACATCCTTTACATATGATGTGAACAATATTCCGAAACCGGCGACGATTCCCTATAATAAATTCGTGGGAGAAGGCGCCGGTGAGGGTGGTAATATTGTGATGCAGGCCCTTAACAATACTCATACCACAGTTAAGAACAATTCCTATATTACAATAGGAAAGAATCTTGAACTAAAGATAGGAGAAACAATTGACATAAGTGCAGGATCTGAATATAACCTAACCGCACCATCTATTAAGAATGTAGGTGCTGTTAAGATCCGTGGAACACTTGATGTTACAGGTGCAACCACATTAGGAAATACATTAGGTGTAAATCAGGGCATAAGTGCTCAGAGCGGGAGTTTTTCCAATAATATTAATGCATTGTCTTTAAGTCTGTCGGGAGGTATCACAGCCGGTACTATTGTAGGAACATTTCCGGGACTACGCAGTGGCCCTGGTGCATCGACAGGTGGCCCAGGCTCAGCAGGTTCGGCAGGACCATCTGTTAATATTCCGACACCGCCGGCAGTAACTCCTGCCGAAGTTAAACAACTTGTTGAAAAGATTAACATCCTTGCTACGTGGGCAGACCCGGAGTCGAAGTTTAAGAGAAATTCTGAATCATTGCAAACAACTGTTAGTATATTTCCGACATACGAACCATCGCCTGAGCATGAAACATTTACATTTGCATCAATTACCGGCTACAAGCCTGCTCAGACCGAAGGAGCAAAAACCTACGAAGGGTCATCCGGCGGCGGAGCGACAACCTCTCCGGCACCAAATACCGACCCTGGTGCAAATAATAAGGATCTCCCGCCAACACCTGCTACCGAAAGTGCTGTCTCTAAAGACTTCAATATGGCTGCATATGAATGCCAGTTGAAAATTCACGAAGGTGTAAAATATGTTTCGTATAACGATTCGCTAGGTTTACCAACTGCCGGAATCGGCCACTTATTAAGAGCAAACGAAATATCCCAATATCCTGTGCCTACACCTGTTACACCGGCACAGGTAACCGCCTGGTTCCAAATAGACGCGCCTATTTCTATCTCTGGAGCACAAAGATTGTTGGGCGTCGATACATGGAGTGGTCTATCCGATGTTAGAAAACGTGCATGTGCAGATTTATGTTACAACATGGGCGAGCGCAGATTATCAAAATTTGTCAGATTTATTGCAGCCATGAAGGCAGGTAATTATGACCTTGCAGGGCAATCTTTAAGGGAATCAATTTGGTTTACGCAGGTAGGATTACGCGGGCCAAAAATTATTGCAATGATTGTGCAAAATATAGATCCTAACGGTTGCGATAAGAAATTTCCCGCCGCTTAATATACTCCCATTTAATTCTGTTGATAAATAACAGAAAGGGAGCATTATGGCATCTATTCAAACCGGATTAGTACAGCAAAAGCGAGTTACTCGTACACCCTTCTTTATAGGTTTCAATACAGTGAATCAACCTAATCCCCCATATTCGTTGACTAATTTGGAATTAGTTAAAAGAGATATACTTAACCACTTTGCTACACCAATGGGTTCTCGTGTAATGCTGCCAAGTTTTGGAACACGTATATTTGAATACCTCTTTGATCCGTTTGATGAATATACCAGAAATGCAATTATCGAAGATGCTGTTCGAGTTGTAGCATCAGATCCGAGAGTCGAATTAGTGTCAGTAGATGTCTTTCAAGAAGATCAGGCATTAAATGTTATTATGGTTGTCTTATTCAAACCGGAATCGGTGACTGATAATCTGTTTGTCACATTTAGTCTTAAGGACAAGGAGACATTCTAATGTCAGAATCAATTCGCCAATCAAACTTATTTGCTGCCGAAGACTATAAGAAAGTCTTTAAGGCATACCAATTTATTGATTATACTGCTTACGACTTCGATACTCTGAAGCAGGCTCTAATCAATTACATACAAACCTACTATCCGGAAGATTTTAACGACTATATTGAAAGTTCTGAATTTATTGCAATTATCGAATTGATTGCATACTTCGGCACAAGCCTTGCGTTTAGAACAGATCTAAATAGCCGTGAAAACTTTATTGATACTGCTGAGCGTAGAGAAAGTATTATCCGTCTTGCACAGATGGTCAACTATGTTCCTCGTAGAAATATCCCTGCAAGTGGACTATTTAAGATTGCTGCTGTGCAGACCGATCAACCACTTACGGATTCCGACGGCATAAACATTAACGATCTAACAATTTACTGGAATGACCCAAACAATCCTAATTGGTTCGATCAATTTGTGCAAATTTGCAATGCTGCATTCAGCACACTTAATCCGTTTGGGCGGCCAACTAAAAGTGGATCAATTGGTTCAATTCCGACAGATTTATATCAATTAAACAATGTAACAAACTTAACAGTTACATATCCGACCACTATCAATATTAACAATCAGCAATTTCCGATTGATGTTTGTAATCCCGATTTTGTGACAAACGAAACAATATTCGAACGCGATCCAGATCCTGCTAACCCGTTTAACTTTATCTATAGAAACGATAGCTTAGGTGTGTCGTCAGATAATACCGGCTTCTTCCTATATTTCAAGCAAGGTAATCTAATTAATATTGATACAAACTTTGAATTTGCTATCCCGAACAGAGTTTTTCCAATTGACATTCAGAACATAAATCAGGACGATGTATACGTTCAGGAAACCGATCAGGCTGGTAACGTCTTAGCAAAATGGATTAAAGTACCAGCCCTTGCCGGTGAGAATATCATCTATAATAGCATTCAATTTTCTGAAAGAAACATCTTTGATGTAATTTCTGGCGCAGGCGATACCGTAACTATTAGATTTGCTGATGGTAACTTTGGTAACGTTCCGACAGGATTATTTAGAACCTGGGTTCGTATTAGTGCTAACCAAGCACTTGTAATTCGTCCTAATGATGCGCAGGGTTTGCAGATTAATATTCCATATATTGGTTCAGATTTATTACCCTATACACTAAGAATTATTTTCAATCTAGAGCAAACAATCGGCAACGCTGCTTCTGCTGAAACAAATGAACAGATTAAGTTGCGTGCTCCGGAAGTATTTTCTACTCAATCTAGAATGGTTAATGGTAGTGACTATAATGTCTTACCACTCATCTACGGAAATCAGATTGCAAAGATCCAGGCCCTAAATAGAACATATAGTGGGCAGAGCCGCTTCATTGATCTTAATGATCCAACAGGTTTTCACCGAGACCTAATTATCTTTGGGCAAGACGGCGCACTGATTAGAGATAATCAAAATATACTTGAACAAGTTATTAAAGATTCATCTAACTCCGGTAATATCGAAACAATTCTTATAAACACTATTCAAGAAATGTTGCGTAATAGTAAAGTGAATACATTCTTTTATGATGAGTATCTATCACAATTTGAATCTAAGATTAGAGTTGAGGATAGAACAGATAGTACATATTCAAGGTCATTGCTAGATCTTGTACCAACAGATGGTGTTAATCCTAGTGGCTCTGCATCTCTTTACTGGAGAACAAGTCCTGTAAAATTCAAGAATGACACCGGATTTTTTTCCGATGCACCAAATACAGATAATCCGCAGGGATTAGTTAATACCCTTAACCCTATTAACATTCCCGGTGGACAATATCAGTCATGGGGGTTCATAACAGACGGATCTGTGTTGCAGATGGGTACAATAAGTAATCCATCATCTATAAATTCAGTTAGTGTTAACAGTGTTATTCAAGCTGGTATTCCGTTAATTGTTACTCCGCTAAATCCATATGCAAATATCGGACCAGTCGAATTAGGTAAAGAAGAACAAACTAGTTTTCAAGCGGCAAAGGTCTATCCTGCTTTTAGAAACGATTTAACCACAGCCGAGA